AAGAGGTTAATATTCGATTTCCTATTAATTCAACGAATGTCAGAGTACGTATATGGGCCGGACCAGTCAGTACAAATCAACCTATTTGCGACTCAAATGTACGGAAATGTGGAGACACTTCTAATGTATCATACCCATAAACCTTTGAAGAAGGTACTTAAAGGAGCAGAGGAGAATTCATGGAATAAGAGGATAAAAGAGATATGGAAAAAATTCCAAAAGGGCACAGAGAAGGAATTCTCTTCATTCAAGGTATTCTTTAGAAGTTTTAAAGTGCTTCGACCAGATTTATATGAGGAAACATATAAATCAATGAAAGCAAAAGAATTACTTCTTGAATACGAGGATATAGAATATCCTGAGAATGTAATCTCTTACTCTCAACGTAAAGCCTATAAAAAGAAACTTTTAAAACAAAAGAACAATGGAAGCTAAGGAATTTTTAAATCAGAAGCGGATAGGATTAGTAAACAAATTTTATTACCAAGTTTTAGAGATTAAAAAGAACGGTGCAGAACCAGATATACCCTTGTTAATGAAAGAGGTAGAGGATTTTGATAATTTTGTATTTCGCTACTGGCATATGACCTGGGTTAATTCTACAATGTCATACAGTTAAATATTTATATAATATGAGGATATATTCTAACAGTTTTGAGTTAATGTCCGAAATGGGCAGAGAACTCAACAGTTATGGTCAAACTGTAAAACCAAAGACCTATCAAAATAAAGTGATTGAAGGTAATGAGGATTTTATTACAAAAGAACTCATTTGCCAACAATATTGTTTAACTTCACTTGGAGACCCAGTATGGTTATTCATATTCTCTCATTCAAAGGAATGGGCAGATGCCGAGTTTAAAGAAAGAATTGGTTGGTATGATTTAAATCCAGGTAAAGCTTGGGAATTGAGAAAAGATTTATGGGAACAGTTTTTGGTGAATGGTAAGTTTGATTACACCTACCCAGAGCGTATTTGGAACTCGTTATACATTTATGGTAGTACTTCTTTTAACTGTGATTCAGCAATGCAATCAGTTATTGAACTTCTTAAGAGGGATAATGATACTCGTAAAGCAGTACTCCCTATATTCCATGGTACAGATTTAAGATTCCTTGATGGAAGTAAACGTATACCTTGCTCAATGTATTATGATTTCCTTATCCGTCAGAATGGTAAAGGAGAGAAGGTATTACATATTTGCTATCATCAAAGAAGTTCGGACTTTGTACAACATTTCGGTAATGATGTATATCTTGCATGGAGACTCATGCAATATGTAGCTAAAGGGGTAAGAGTAAAACCGGGTTATCTGTATCACACAATCGATTCTCTTCATGCTTATAAGAAAGATTGGACATCATTAGCATCTAATCTGGAAGACTTACAAGAGAAATACTAATAATGAGGGATGTATCTACTACTGGTGGGTATGTCCCTTTTTCTATTTTAAAATATGGAGACACGGTATACAATAATAAAAAACAAGAGAGAGCTTAAGAAACTTATTGCTTGTTGTAAAGCTACAGGTTATGCTTGCTGTGACTACGAAACAAATGCAGAACCAATATATAATAAGGGTTTTAAGCCAACTATACTCTCAGTATCCTGGATGCCAGGGTTTGGTGCTTCCATTCCTTTAGACCATTTCGAAACAAAAGATTATACTTCACCGGGTTGGAATTGGAAAAAGATGCTAAAGAAATTTGGGGAAGAGGTAATCGAGAATTATGACATTGTAAAGGTTGCATGGAACTGGAAGTTTGATGACCAGATAAACCAAAAGTATAAAATATTCTATAGGGGTACTTGTTTAGATGGTATGCTTGCAAAATATGTTCTTAATGAGGAAAAACCCCATGACCTAAAATCAATGGTAAGAAGGTATTTGCCTGAACATGGTAATTATGAGAAACAAGATGCTTTTGATAAAATACCTTGGGATAAAAAAGAATTAGACCCACTTTGCCATTATGGGTGTCAAGATACAGATTATACTCTTAGGTTAATGATATTCTTTGAGAAGAAGTTGGTGGATTTAGGTATGTATTCGGTATTCCGTAATTTATTCATGTGTAATTCACGAGTACTAACATCGGTAGAAAAGGAGGGTTTATATCTAGATACTGAGTTCAATAAAAAGCTTTTGGAAGAATATAAACCAAAAATAGATGCTGCTAGAGACGCAATATACGCTTTGCCAAGAGTAAAGAAATTCGAAAAGAAGTATAACCAAGAAAAGATTGATAAATATATTCAGTCTATTGAAGACGAACTTGAAGAGTTAGATTATAATGACCCAAAAGATAAACGGAAGATTGCATCAAGGGAACAGAAAATCTCAAATATCAAAGCAGGTATATTCACAACTAAAAAGGAACAAGAATTAATAAGGCCCATTAATTTGGGTAGCCCAGTTGATTTACCTGCATTGATGTATTCAGAAGATGGCTTTCATTTTGATGTGATTAAGGATAATGAATCTGGTAAACCAAGTACTGATGAAGAAACTCTTACTAACCTTAGGTTAACGATTAAAAAGCCAGATTCACCAAAGGCAATATTCCTTGATAAGCTTCTTGAATTACGAGGGTTAGAGAAAATGTATAAGACCTATATTTATGGATGGTGGGAAAAGGTACAAGATGATTCTAGATTACACGGTAGGTATAATATACATGGTACAGACTCTAATCGGTTTAGTTCTGCAGACCCAAATATGCAGCAGATACCTAAGACATCAGTAGACCCAAATATCAAGAAACAATTGATTGCCCCTCCTGGATATCTATATATGGCATTTGACTACTCTCAAGCAGAGTTAAGAATGATGGCACACTTATCAGGTGATGAAACTTATCTTGATGCTTTTGCAAAGGGGGCTGACCCTCACTTGGGTATAGCAGCAGCAAAATATGGGGTATCAATTGAAGAAGCATCTAAAATATACGAAGATGAAAATCATCCTGACCATAAATTATGGAAGACTAGAAGAAAACAAGCTAAGCAAATTGCATTCGGTTTGATTTATGGTATTGGAGAAGCTTTACTTGCAGTAAAATTATCCGACCCAAAAGCTGGTATTATAGTTACTAAAGAAGAAGCCCATAAAGAAATGGCGGAGTTCTTTGAGAAACACCCAAAGATACTTAAGTTCAAAGAGAAGCAAGAGAAATTTCTTCGTAAGCATGGGTATTATACCCAGTTATTTGGTACTAAGAGAAGATTACCCCAGATATACTCAAACGACAAACAAGAAGTTGCTTATGCTATTCGTTTGGGACTTAATTTCCCATGTCAAGGTGCTGCAGCAAATATGACCAACTTCGGAGCTATTCTTGTTTATTGGTTAATGCGACAAGGTAAATTACCAATGATGAAAGAAGCTTGTACGGTACATGATGCAGTATATATGTATTCTAAACCAGAAGATATAAATACATGGACTGTATATACCATTTGGAATATCCTACGTAACCCAAGTACTAAGAAGTATTTCGGTTTTCAAGTAGATGACGTAACTCTATCAATGGATTTTACAATAGGTAGGTCTATGGCAGAAGAATTACCGTTTATGCCAGGCTATGATTATACTAGAATGTTAAAACCAGACTTTTCAGTAGAAGAGTACATGGAAGAATATCATAAGTTTAAAACCCATAAGATTGGTAATTTTAGTGCAGCTTCCCCCGAGGTATTTATGGAACTATATAAAAAGGAAATCCATAAATATCAACGAGAATATGAAGAATCGAGAAAAGGGTAATATACCAGGATTTAGTAATTACTACATATCCCGTACTGGGAAGTTATATTCGAAATTTACTGGTAATTGGAGATTGGTAAAACCTGCTATGAAAGATAATGGTTATTTATCTAACTCTTTAGTAGGAGATGATGGTAAACGGAAGAATTTCTATAGACATAGGTTAGTGGCTTCCACTTATATACCTAACCCAAACCCTTATCCTCAAGTATGCCATAAAGATAATGACCCTGAAAATAATAGAGTAAGTAATCTATATTGGGGAACTGCTAAGATGAACATGGGTCAATGTATAGAAGATAAAAGGTTCTATTTTGTTGGCAAAGAACGAGAACGTAAGGTAAATGTAGAATTATTAATTTCTAGGTACATAGAAGGTATACCAAGAAAGGATATACTAGAAGAATTTGGTATCTCAGTTGGTGTATTGTATAAAATATTACGGTATAATAACATAAAACTAAGAAAATGAAAAAGATTTTGAACGGACCCACGATATGGCGAGCTAAATGCCCAGTATGTGATTGCGAATTTGAATACGATGCTTGTGAAATACGTAGTGAATTTTTAGAATCTCCTACGGATTATGAGATTATACGAGTAGTAGAATGCCCAAGCTGTAAATTTAAGATAAATCATAAAGAAAATCCAAAATCACCTACAGAAGTGAAGAAAGAGGATACTATGTCCACATAAATAAAATAAATTTATGAAACCATGGCAACAAATGAGGAATATCAAAATGCGAGTAAATTAACTGCCCTTACCTATATGATTGCAGGATGTTTGGGTTATTCTATTGAGAATCTGTTTAAATACCTGGATGCTACGAATTTAAAGGTAAGTGGACAAGAAAAGATGTTATTCAATAGAGTAAAGACCCAATTACATCAATTACAGACTAACCTTACTACATTAGAGGATATGGCTTTTAAAGTAATGGCCACTGATGAGGATGGGAAACTTGCTTATGAAGATGCTACTCATATTTATTGGGCAGCTTTCTTAGTATTATTAGATAGAGGGGGAACTGATAACTTATGCGACTTACGATTAAGAGCTTTAGTAGATAAGATTAGTCCCTATAAATCTCTTCTTAGATTGCCTGGTATGAGTTTAGCTTATCAAATGGCTTTTGCTCAAGTATCTAATGCTATAAGTAAAGGCGAATTTAGTAAGGAAGACTTTAAAAACCTATTAGAAGTTTATGAAGACGGAGCTAAAAAAACTAAAGGTTAAATTTGAGGGTAGGACCCTAGAAATCGATATTCAAAAAGAATTGTCTATCAATGAGAATATCATTAATTCTCAGCTACGAGAATCTCCTTCTAGTTATTATATTCTTTGTTCTCTTAGAGATAAGTATATAAAGGAAAGAGATTTACTAGCAAGGGAAAAGGATGAAGCCTATTCCAATGCTTGGGTATATTATAAGGATGCCAATGAAAGGTGGAATAACGAATATGTTTCTCATAAGGCAAATCTTAACAAGAAGTATTCTTCCATTTATGAGAGATACTTAAAAGCTGTAGAAAAAGCAAATAAGTTCATAGCTATATGTAAAGCTTATGAGAGTCGGGAGAATATATTAAGAACTATTAATGCGAATCTAAGAAAGGGTTAACCCATTGAACTATAAATAATTACTAACTTTTAAAAACAGTATTAGAATATGAATTATTCAATGACATTTATCTCACCTCTTGTAGCTGAGAAATTTAATCAAGAATTACCCGGATGCCCAACAGAAAACCGGGTACTTATTTTATCTCCCAAGGAGGTAAACCAAACTAAATCTGGTTTGATTATCCCTGAACAAGTAAAAGAGGGAGTTCCTCGTAAAGGGGTTGTAGTAAAGAGTGGGGAAATTACTGAAGAATACAAAACCTACCGAGAATTGGTTGCTGTAGGTAGAATAGTTACCTATGGTTTGTATGCAGGTAAAGAACTTGAATTCGAAACGGACAAACTATCCCCTGCTCTCAAACAGCTTTTAGAGAAAAACGTTCTTACCGTATTGAGTATGAACGAAG